GCTTGTCCCCAAATCTTTTCTAATAACTCTAAACTAAACCTGTATCCTTTTTTATCAGTGTATTTTGCTTCTATGCAAAAATCTTTATAGTTAATATCTAAAGGGTCACACCAAAGTCCTCCCGAACGAATTGTTCGAGAGGCTTTAGATTCAAATTTTTGACCCTTTTTCTTGCTATTCAGTTTTTTCTTTAACATCTCTACGCTCTTTTGGTTCAATAGGATTAGCTCCTATTTTTTTCATTATTTGAACCATATTACTTCTTTGATTATGGAGTAATTTTAAACTTAATACTTGAGCTTTAAGCATAGCTTTCTTATATACATCTACTTCAGCTTCAATCACTGTTTCCATAACCTTAATTTCTTTATATAGATCGTTATTACTAATCATGAATTATTCCTCCTTTTGACCTGTTTCTAAGTTTTTTGGTTTTAGACAAAAATATTTTAAATCTGAATTAAACTCACTTACTACCTCAATTTTCTCTATTGAATAAATATCAGTGTCTAAATGAGTTAGTAAGGTTGCAACTTCATCATTATCCTTACAAAGAGTACTTTTGATTTCTTTTGTTTCATCGTGTCTCAAAAGAACTATATAACTTTTCATTAGAATTTAATCACCTCCTTCAAATAAGACTAATTGTTTAATCTTATTCATATTATTTTTCCTTCTAATTTTATATCTATATATAAATTTTTCTTTTCCTATTTTAAGTTCAGCTTCTCCAGTTTTTATTGCTTCTCTTAATCTATAAGAATAAGGTCTGTCTATCGTTAAGCTTCGTACATGATATCGTTTATTATTCCATAAAACATATTTGGATTTACCAGTAGTTCCTATTTGTTCAAAATTACTAGCTCTATAAATAATACCGTAATGCCCTACAGTTGTATCTGAATAACTAATTACAAAATCTACGTCAGTTTTATCTCTTATAATTTTTAATACTTTTCCAATAAAATAACTTTCTGTATTTTTAGGAGTATCGTCTATACAACATAATCTTCTTAAGTCCCAAACTTTATATTTTCCATTTTGTGAATACTTCTTATTATGTCTAGGATAACCGAACGCCATCCCACCTATTAATCTATTTTGAAAATATAATCCAAAACATTTTTCTATATTTCCACCTATATGATCTTCTTTATAATGATATTGTTTCATTAACTTTGAAATTTTACTCCAAGTACAATATCTAACAATACATTGTTTCGGAGATACAAATTCAATCATTAAAATAATCCTAGTTGGTCTGGGTTATCAAGTTTACTTGTCTCCCAACCTTGGGCTTCAAATATAGTCTTAGCTTTTTTAATAATACTTCTCTTAGCAATAGCGTCCCAATCTAAATGTATACTCCAATCTATAAAGTCTTTATTATCTTGTTTAAAAGCTAATACGTTATCGTCTTTAGTAATAGGTTTTACAAAGATATAATAAAACAGCTCTCCAGAATTTACTTCAAACTTTGAATTAATACTTCTACTAAGGTCATAGGCTCTTTTAAAAATAGTAAGAGTCTTGTATACTTTATTTTGAATCTTAGCTGGAAACCCTATTTGTTCTATAGGTAAAGTTTTTAATCTTTCTTTTTCAGAAGTAATCCAATCTACAACTTCATCTTTAGATTTTTTAGCTAAGACTAGTTCTAATAGTTCTTGCTGAAAATGAGCTTCATATTTACTAGAACTACTACGAGTAATTTCTACTCCCTTAATCTCTGGTTCTGTCTTTCCAAAAATATGTCCGAAATAGTGACATTTTCCTAAGAAAAAGACCGCAGTGAAATATCCTTCATAATCATACTTCATATCAATACTATCTTTGTTATATTGTCTACCCCAATCTTGAATATATTGGTTTAGGTCTTCAGTAATGTCTTCAATAGTAGTTGTAAAGACACTATTATGTAATAAAACATTTCCAACTCCACCACAAAAATGATGATTTTCTGTTTCTATATCATAAATATAATCATCAACTTTAAATTTTATTATATTTTTAATTTTATTATATTGTTTAATTCTTTTATCATGTTTATTATTTATTAATCTAATTACAGTTACATTCGGTTTATTTTTACGCAATCCTAAAGAATAATCTATTTCTAATCTATTTAAAATAAAACAAACTCCTTGGGCTAATGATTTATCAATTGTCATTACAGTAGTAATATTATTTTGTATGTTTGCGTCTCCTTCAAAATATCCTTTTAAAAAAGATTTTAAAGATTCTTTTGAGGACTGGAGAATAAAATTAGGAATTTTTTTATCCCCTGTTTTTGTTAAACACCAATATTCAAAAATAGAATGTAAAGGAATTTTAGATTTAATAGGTCTTAAACTATAACAATTACTAGATTTTCTATAGTCTTTTATAATAGTATTAAATCCGTATGTATTTAATATTTTTTGGGCTTTTTGTAATAAAAATTTATTTTGGTTCGAAATTGTCCAACGTCTTTTAACATCTTTTTTCTTATATAATATTTTATTACAATGCCCCTCAGCTAAAAAGAATCCTATTATCCAAGCTAAATCTAAATTTACTTGAATAATATTATATATTTTAGGAAAATCAATAATATCTATAGTATCTCCTATATTTAATTCGTTTGGTTTTATTTCTTTATTATTTATTATTAATGAATGGTCTTCAGAAACTTCAACAATTCCTTTTCTAGTATAAATTCTGTACATCGTTTTATCGGTTTTATGTCTATATACATATTTAATTTTACTCCAACCTTTATCAGTCCAAATTTTTATATTATTTTTAATTTCTATTTCTTTTGTATTTTTTGATTTAGGAGCACAATATAAATCTTCAATAGGAATAATATTAATATTATTATTTTCTTTTATTAATATTGGAGTGTCTTTTGCGCAACTGTCTGTATCCCAGTAAACAACGTCTACATTCTTCTCTTTTAAACGTTTTCTAGTATAATGGATTAAATCCCTTACTAAATATGTAATACTAGAAGCAACTCTATTATCATATAAACGAAAGTATTGGTTCCCCATGACTCCAAAGGTGCTGTTTACCACAGCCTTAATACCATCGTACTTCTTTTTTAATCGTGGGTCTTTTTTTTGTTGAACTTTTAGGTCATCTTTTAAAATTAAGATTTTTTTAACGATAGAAGGTAATAGAGCTTCTTTATTTTGACTATAATAAACTCCGTCTATTTCTATATTTTCGTCTAGCTTAACTGGGTCTATATTTTGAGAGTCTAAACAAAAGTTTACTATCATATTAGGATAAGCTGAACCTAAGTCAAACTTCCCTATATTAAACTGGGCTCCCATAAGTTCTGATTCTCTTGTAGCTCCTTGAAACTCTCCTTTTTCAGATACTTTTTGTTTATTAGGAAGTACTACGTTTTTAAGTTTGGCTTCTTCTAGTAAGAGCATTTCTACAATCCTACTATTAAAATATAAATCTTCCCACTTCGTTTTAGTTAAACATCTAATCTCATTATAGTAATCTATTAACTGTTCGTTAGTTTCAATCTTAACCATTCTCTTAACGTCATTAATATTCTTAGCTTTAACTAATTCACTTACCTCTCCAAAGTCTGTCTTTGGCCAAGGCTTTTCTTTTAATCTAGTTTGAGCTATATAATCTAACGCATAGCTTGCTTCTCTCATAAATACTTTTTTATATAAACCTAGATAATCAACTATACTAATACCAGTAGGATAAAATAAATTCTCTCCTTCTCCGTATCTACTTAAACCAATAGGACTAATTCTTTTAGCAAAATCTTTAATCCTATTATGTAAGTAAGTGTAATCAAACTGAACATTCCAAGCTAAGATAATATCAGGTGCTTCTCCATGAACGTAGAAACAAAAATCATCTAACATTTCTTTTTCATTTTCATAATCAGGTAACCACCAAGTAACATAGTCTTTATCTAAAGAGTTATATACAGTAATACAACTAATTGGATATTTCGCTTGAGCTGGTTCTGGGAACTCCTTTGGAGATACAACCTCTATATCTATAAACAAATACTTAGGTTTTGCTACTGTAAGTTTATCAACTTTATGAATCAAATAATTATTTACAAATTTAATATCAGCACTATAACTTTGAGAACTCCTTTGTTTTGCTATCTCATTTGGTTCTGATACTATTATTTTTTTAAGAGGAATACCATCATATCCATAATAATCTCCATCATCAGCAGGTTCATAGTAGAAAGGATAAAATTTATCATCATTTGTTATTGTTAGAGAACCATCATTTTCTCTAATAAATAAATAAATTTTTCTTTTAAAGTTTGCTATATTTTGTAGTTGAATTTTCTTTCCCCTGTTTTTTAAAAAACCATTTTATATATTTATCAATCTCTTTTTTTCCTAAAACTTCTAATAAATACCAATAAGCTGAACTATGTATTTTTCTATGTAAACTTCTAGTTGTATTTAAAATCTCTTCAGAGTTTTTACCATATAAATGATGTCTTACTTTAATATTCTTTTTTCCTTTAGTTGCTTTAGAAACTTTTTCAGCTATTATTTTTCTAATTTTTTTGCTAACTTTATGTCCTAAACCATTTTTTCTTATTTGAGCTTTCCCTTCTTCAGACATCTTATGGGGTTTTCTAAGTTTATTTTTCCAAGTAATCTTTCTGTTTTTATATTTTTTACTACATAATTTAAGTCTTTCATCTGTTTCTTTAGTTAGTTTATAATTCCAAGGATGTTTACCAACTTTAGCCAAACTCATTTTTTTCTTAGCTATAGTAGAATGTTTTTTTCCAGTCATACCTCTTGGTTTTCCAGAATATGCCATTAATCTTCCTTATATTCTTCTACTATATATTCACAACCTTCAAGTACAGTTGCTTCATGATATCCCCAAGCTATTAATAGTCCTCTAATTTCTCTCATTACTTCAAAAATATCTGAATCTCTATGACAAGTTATGTCTACTTGTCGAACTTCGTCTCTAAGAGTTAATCTCATTTTAAAGTTTTCCATATTTCATTCTCCATTGTTTTCCAATCTTTTTCTTCTAATAATTCAATAAACTTATCCTTACCAGCAGATTTTTTGTCCTTAAAATTATAAGTATTTCCTGTTCTTTCTATAACACCAAACTTTAAACCTGCGTAAAATAAACTTTTTGTATTATCTAAACTACCGTCTAAATAAAAATCTATTTCAGCTACTCTATTAGGACGACCTTTTTTATTCTTAATACAGTTTAGTTTAAGTTCTATTCCTATCTTTTCATCTCCTTCTTTAATAGGTTTAGCTTTCTTAAACTCTATTCTAGTACTATACATATGTTTTAAAGCGTTACCTCCAGCAGAAGTATTTGGGTTTCCATATCCTCCTATTTTTTGTCTTAGTTGGTTAATAAATATAAAAGTAACAGCTCTTTCACCTACTGTTCCGTATATTTTTCTAGTAATAAGAGAATTTACTCTTGCTTGTAATGCTACTTGAGGAGATTCTGTATCTCTTTCTGATTCTCCCATAGGAATTAAACCTACTATACTATCAATGACAATCAAATCTACTTCAGGTATAAGTCTAACTAATAAGTCTCCACAATCTTCTAAGGTATTTGGGTAGGCTATAATAAGGTTTTTATTATCAACTCCCATTTTACTACCCCAATCAGTATCATAAGACCTTTCTGCGTCTATAAATACGCAAGTCTTTTTAAGTTTTTGATACTTTTTAATAACATGAAGAGCAAAAGTTGTTTTACCACTACTCTCTGCTCCCCAAAACTCTAACCTATGTCCGCCTTCACATTGGGATATACCTCCGTCTAAAACAAAATCTAAAGAGAATACGTCAGTTCTAATTTTCTCTGGTTTCCTTAGAGTATCAGCTGTTTTAATTACAAAACCGTCTTTACTTAATTCTTTTACTAAAGTTTTAATATCAGACATTAGTTTTTCTCCGTAAATGTTTTTTATTTTTAAAATCAAAGAGTCTACTATTAAAATTACTTCTCCAATTATAGTAGACATTTAAAATTTTAGATAGGAAGTGATATAGTATTCTCATGGTCTAGTATTCCGTTGATAGCGAGAACCATTGCATCAATTACGTCCTCGTCATCTAGTTTTAGTTTTAATGTTTTAAGAAACTGTTGATGAATAAGTTGTTTCTTTAAATTTCCTTTAAACCCTAGTTGTTTTCTAGCAGTTGTTGCTAGTAAGAACTCTTTATCTTTTTGTCCATTAAGGTGAGCAATAGCGTATATAAACCCACCTAATCTAGATAGCATTTGAAATGTTTTTACATTTCTTCCGTAAAAAGATTCTTCTATAATTAATTTATCAGTCTTTACTATATTAGAAAATAATTTTATATACCTATTATACTTAAAGTATTTATTATTACTTTTAACATCTATAAAGCCGTAATCAAATACTACTTCTTTTTTGGTAGTAGTCGCTTTACACCAGCCTGTACGACTTGCAGTATCAACTCCCAAGCACGTGATGTTTGGGATAATTTTCTTATCAAAAGCTTTTTCAAGTACTTTATTACTAAGTGTAACCATTTTTTAGCCTCATATATTTTGTCAAAATCTGATTTAGTTTTATTTTGAAACAAATTTAATAAGCGTCTATCTTTATTTCTAGAGTCATAATATTTAGCGCAGTCTTCGCAATACCATTGATTATCTGCTTTACATGTAAAGTTATTAAACCCTAAGTCTTTACATACACAACATTTAATCTTTTTTTTCTTAAAATTATTACCAGAAGAGGGCGCATAGATTGGGCGGATTTTGCCTTGGCTACTATAATATTGGTCCATGCTAATCCACTTATCAAACTTCTTGCGCCTCTCCTTGGCTGTTCCTATGTCTTTTTTTGGTTTCTTTTCCACTTATTTTAATCCGTATTTTTTATTAAACCATTTTAAATAATTATTAATACCTTTTTTTCCATATTTATCTAAAATATAATCATAAGCTCTTGCGTGTAAAGCTCGATGTTTATTTGTTTCTATTTTAATAGTATCTTCGTAACCACGTAGATAAATATGATGATTAATAATTTTATTTTTAGTCATTGGATTTTTATTTCCAGAGAAATCTGCGTGATTATCACTTATCTTTTGTTTTGTTTCTTTAGATACTTTTACTCCAAATTTAGAGCTTTTAATTCCTTTAAAGTCTGCGTGATTTTTGCTAATTTTTTCTCTAGATTTTTTTGTATGTTTTTTACCATAAAAAGGATTGTTTTTGCCATTTTTATTGCTACAAAAAGGACATTTACAATCCTCTTTATGTGGTCTTTTTACTTTTGTCATTTTCTCTTTTCCATTTACTTAATCTTTTATTTATTTCTTCATAAGTAACAGGCTTAAACCCCCATACGTCTACTCCGACATTAACTAAGAAAGAATCCTCTCCAAGAAGTCTTATTTCCCATTTTTCGTGTACATGCCCGCATAGGTTAATAGGATATTTACTATCTGCGTGGATAGGATTGTGTACTAGACACATCTTCTTCCCACCATAACGGATAATTACTCTCTCAATAGGGGTTTTTAAAGAATTATTTCTGTCATGATTACCTTTAATAAAAACAAAGTTACCGTTTAATTTACTGATATAATAATCAGCTTTTTGTAAGTTTCCTTCACCCTTTTTTCCACCAGGACTATTTCTGAAACAGAAATCTCCTAAGAAAAAAACAGTATCTTCTGGCTTAACTCTGGCATTATGGTTTTTGATTATAGTTTCATTCATCTCTGTTACATCTTTAAACGGACGCTTACAGTATTTCAAAATATTAGCGTGGCCAAAATGTGTATCTGCACTGAACCAGTTCTTCATATCTTATATTCCTTAATTTGTATCAAAGCTTTCCAATGGATAAGATTTTCTTTTTTCCATTTAGCATCTTTTAATTTTCTTTTTGTCCAAACTATTACAGGTTTTAAATATTGTGGATAATACGTTTTTAACATCTGAATAGAAAATATTTCTGCGTCTCTTTCACTTTCTATCATTTGTGTTTCAGTATCATACGCACTAAACCTTTGTTTAATATGACCTATCTCGTGAAAGATACCTGCTATAATCATATAATCTGGCCACTTACCTAATCTTCTTGTATTATAACGAACTACAATAGATTTATTTTCTGGGTCTTCATGTACTAAAAAATGACAATCACAACGATTATCTTTTATTAGAGGATAATTTTTATCAAGCAACCTAACTACCCAGTAGTTAAATTGCCTAATAAAATATTTCCACTTAGGCATCTGTTTTTTTATTTCATTATTAGTTTTCATAATATTATATCCGCATATCTCTTACTCTTAATTACATCTTTATGTTCTTTCGCTAATACTTTTTGTCTAAAAGCGTTTTGAGGTTCTTTATTTCTTAGTTGTCTAAAAGATTTTGTTTCTTTATAAGTTCCTTCTAAAAATACTGAGAAATCAGGTTTTTTAATATAGAGAGCATATAATCCCTCTACTATTAATACATCTATTTTATCATGATTTAAAATCGCTTTTTCTATAGAGTCAGTAAATTTATTAATCCTTTGAATAATTAAAGTATTATAAAAATCTGTTTTATAAGTATTAATTATTCCGTTAAGCTTATCCCAATCTAATTCTTTTTTTCCTATAAGTCCAGTTCGTTTTCTTATCTGATTTCTTTCTGACCATTTAGTTCTATAATAATCATCTGTATGAACAAGTTCTCCTCTAATTTTATAATTATGTTCGTAAAACATTGTTCTTAATACCATTGCAATTTCTGTTTTCCCTGTACCTGCCTCTCCACCAATACAAAAAACATATTTAGCGCCTTGTTTATATTTTTTTAAGAACGTTGTAAACATTACTTTTGCTTTTTTTCTATGAGCAGAAGTAATTATAATTTTGTCTCCAATCATTTAGTAGACATCTCCATTTGCTTCTATTTTTAAGTCTTCATAAGGAGTAATTATTCTGCGATAAAATTCTTTTTTCGCACAATCTAAAGCCCCCATGATATCATTACAAGTAATATATGTTAGTTTATGCGTTTTAAGATAACCTAAACATAATCTAGTAATCATGTAATTTAATTCTCCTGAAGTAGTTGCTTTTCTCCCTTGGTCTAAAGTATCTAATTCTTTTCTGCGTGATTCTTCAATATATGGCATAATAAATCCTTTTAATATATAGCAGATACACTTGATTTATAAAAATAATTAATCCATTTCTTATCAATTAATTCTTCAATTGAATTTACCCAAATCTTTACAGTGTCTTTAAGGAAAGGATGATCATTATAATGGTCTTCTCCTTTAATAGCTATTACAGGAATTTTAAATTCCCAAGCCCAAGCTAATTCATAAATAGTTCCAGTTAATGGTCTAGTACATCCAAAAGTATCTAAATTTACTATTAATAAATCAGACTTTTTTACGCACCAGTAATCTCTATTTACTAAAGCAGTACCAGGAACTGAAGAATGTAATCCTTCTTTATCTATACTTTCAAACTGTTGTCCATTTAATGGGTCTAACCAACATATAGGGTAACGTTCCCAAGATTTATTATCTTTAAACCCTACTTCAGTAATATCAACATTTGATTTTTCTTTCCAATGGTCATATTTCTCTCTTATTTCTTTTCTCCAAGCCATACACTCTTTAATTTTTTTACCACTAATATATCCTGCTAAATAAATTGTATACATAATTCCCTCGCTATTTTTTCAACTGCATCTAAATAAATAAAAAAATAAGATTCATCTTCTTTGTTTTCTTCCGTAAACATAACTCTAATTAAATCTACTAACAAAAGAACTAACGCTATTTTATAAGTTAATACAACTAATATTAAAATTAACCATTTCATATATCTATCCTTTATCTGGTACTCTTTTTAGTCTTTTAGCTTGCCAATCGTAGAAACATGGAATAACAAATCCTTGTCTCTTATCTAATGGCTCTCTAACTTTAACTATCTCAAACTTACTAGCCTCTCCATCATCTTCCTTAGAGTATAAGAACTTAGCAATAATTGAAGGAAAGAATTTAATCATATCTTCAGCAAAGAAACTTCCGTCTCTTCTAAGCTGACAAAATACTATCAATATTCCCCCTTGCTTTACTAATTGCTTAGCAAAATGCTCGTAAGTCTTATCTGTACTAGCGTAATCTCTAGGTAGTAACCAATCGAGAATAGTAACTGCGTTTGGTTCTAACTCAATACTCTCTGGACTAAAATGAGTACACCATTTAAAATCACCTTCTATTAAACATAACTCTTTAGCTATTTCAGCAAACCTTGAACCTGATTCTAAAGATATATAATGAGGTTTTATATTTTGGTCTTTAAATTCTTTAATCATATTCATAGCTATATGAGTATTATGATTTACTATAAATTCTTTTACTATATGAAGATGATTTCCATCCGTTTCAAATCCATAATAATTGTCTTTATTTTTTGGAATTATAGAAAAACCAGTATATAAAGGGTTTTTCCAACCTTTTCTTCTTTTTTTAGCTTTTTTTCTTTTTATTTTTGTAGGTATAAGTGAACCGTCTCCTATTATTGATAATCTATAATATTTTTTTTCGCTAACAAATTTAGGTTTTTTAGTTACTAAAAACCCTAATGAACTAGCTAAATATTTCACATCATCAATTAATTTTTCCGATTTATTACTAAAATAAAAAGTGTTTTGCCCTAAATATCCATCTGAATCTAATAATCCAGCTAATAATTCTAATCTTTTTTTACGAGAATTTATTTTATAATTTATAGGTATATGTTTATTATATAATAAGTTTAATTTTCTTAGAACGGTTGAAAGATTATATTTATCTCTTTTACCGCCTCTTCCAGAAGTTATTTTAAATCTATCTGCTTTTCCGTTTTTACCTTTTTCAAACCAAAACTTTAATCCTAGTTTTTTGGAGTAAGATTTACAATAACTTTGAACTTCTTTATCGTTATTACAAATTCCAGATGAATAAGAACATCCATCTCCTAACCAAAGACCTAAAAAATAAGGTTCTAAGGGAATATTTTTTTCTTTAAAATTTATAGGAACTCTATATAATTTATGCTGTTTTTGAAAAGTTTTATTTTTAGTTAAAAATTCTTTTACAGAGATATTAATTGTATTATTTGTACCTTCTTTTTTTAGAGAAAGCATATGTTCAAAATTTACGGTAAAAGAAGTTCCTTTTTTAGGTTTTATTTCAAATAATTTGCCTCTTCCATTTCCTATTTTAATAACTTTTCTAGGTTTGCTGTCAATACCCATTAATTTATCATTAGGTTTAATTGTTTCTACAAACTTAAATTCTCCATTATACATTAATATTGGAGTTCCTTTAGCATAACATTTTCCAGTACCACTTTTACCACCGATTAGAATTAAGTCTCCATTTCTAACCTTTCCTACATCATATAAGTAAGGTAACTTATAAGGAACTTCATTTGTTTCTTCCATCCAAGTATCATGCCACTCAGCTTTTCTTACAATTTGATACATTCTTTTCTTCTTAACTACATAGCCTTCTTTTAATAGATAACTAAGAACTTTATCAATTCTTTCTTTCTTAAATCCTAGAGCTTCCTTAACGTCTCTCGCTGTACATTCCTCTACGATTGAGAGATACTTTAAGATAGTTTTAGCTAAGTCTTTTTCATCAAAACCATCATACTTATTTAGGCTTTGAATAATAGCGTTAAACTCGTCTTTATTTAGTTTAGGATTACAAGCTAATTGATTTAATACTCCTAAAGAAAATGTTAATTGAGAAGTATTTAATTCTTTTCTTAATACTCCACCTATCTTCATAAGAATGTGATGCCTGCCACCCTCTGGTATTACAGATAGGTCTATATTCTCTCCTGTTTCTTGTTCAGTTATATCAATTCTTGGAGGTTTCTTAACTCCTTGTTTTACTAACCACTCTTTAAGTTCAGGAGACATCGTAGCTATTTTATCTACTACTATTGTTCTTTCAATTCCGTCAACTGTAGAGGGAGCAATAACTACCTGCCCACCGTTATTTTCAATGTCTATTTTATATTTGTCTATTCTTGTTTTAGGCAAATCTTCTTCATACTTATAGAAATAATGAACACCCTTATTAGTTATTTGATAAGTAGTAGGGTTAAAAATAGTTTTAATCTCTTCAACTAAAGTAGGGTCGTCTATATCTATAACTGTTATATTACTAATTTTACCTGTCTTAACTCCTAAATTCAATCCACGTTCTAACCACATCTTCCATTCATCTGGGTTCTTATGGTTCTTATTAGTCCAGTCTTTTTCAATAGGTGCTTTACCATTTTTTTGTACAGGTACTAAATCAAAAGCATTATCTGTATAAAAAGAAAAAAGACCATCTAATTCTGGATTTATTTTAATTTTTAATCCCAAGAAGTCTCTTATTTGTTCTAACGCTTTGTCTTTATCAGGATTAATTAACTCTGTTAAATCTCCTTGAAACCCACATTTACAACAAGCCATGATATAGTGATAATCACTAATAAAATTACATGTTGGGGGGTCAGCTTTACAACTAGGACAAGTAAATTCCTTACGATTTTTTTTAAAATCAGGAATTGTTTTTTTAAGATACTCTATTGTGTGTTCTAATATTTCTTTCATTTAGTTAGCTCGTCGTATGTTTTAAATATAATTTCAATTGATGCTATCAAATCCTCAGTAGATGAAAAATCTTTTAATGCTTTAACTGATTCAGCTACCATCTTTCCTACTGCTTGTCTACGAATACAATCGCTTTCTTCTGGACTCTTACTTCTCCACTCTTTTTTAGCTGGAGCATCAGGAGTTTGAGCAGGGGCTTTTCCTGTAACACTAATCTCTGTGATTACATTTTCCCTACCTTCTTTTTCATATTTCATCTCTACTTCATCACCTTTACTTAATTCAACATCTGTAATTTTTTTTAAACTATACCAAGTAGACTGAGCGAAGTTGTTCCCTATTCTCGCAGCATCTTTTGTTTTCGTCATTGCTATAATAGTTGGCATTCCCGAACCCTCCTTTTTGGATGGGGACTAATTTTTAAAAAAGTATGTAACATGGTTATTAATATTCTTAAAATTAAAAGCTAGGTAACGATTTGCCGAGGCATGGTAAACATAAATAGTTTTTTACTGTGGTTGTATCATCCACTGGCTCCGATGAGGAACCATACTCCCTCAATCGGATAGATATGTTTTTACTCGTATAGTCACGTTACATGGACGGTTGTACTTCCCATCACCAGCTTTTCCGACTGGTGTGTTCCCTATTTCACCACTAGCTTCTAATTTTTCTTATTTACTTATTAGCTTCTGAATCATACGGTTCTTCCCAATTCTTAAGGAAAAATCCTTTTCCACCTTGATACTCACCCATCTGTCTCTTTGCTCCACAAGCTTTACAAACGAATTCAGTATATTTATACCCTTTTTCTTTTGTTACTCTTGTTTGAAGAACGTGTTCTTCTCCTTTACAATAACCACACACTCCGTCAAAAGCAATTAAACATCCAGCAGCCAATACGGCTTCCTGTATGTTATCACCTTCAAATGACGCCTCGATTGTTTGTTTTGGATTTAACTGCATTCGTACTTTTAGTTCCATGTTTTAATTCTCCTTTAGTTGTCTTTAGTTTGTCTTTAACTACTCTTTAAAGCTTTCCTTTATAAAGTAATTTGTTTTGGGGAAGGTTTTTTCTTCTTCCTCGTTGGTTTGTTTCCTACGACTCTATCTTGTGCGTAGATATTAAGTAATCTTGAGTGTAGAGTTTCAAATGGTAAACTCTCTATATCCCAAGGCTTCTCTGGTAAAAAATCAAAATAAGGAGAAATAGTTGCTTCTATCTCTTCAGGTAGCTTTATTAGATTAACTATTTTATTTCTTCTTTCGTAATCTGCTTTAGATAAAATAGGACTAATAAGATTATCTGAGGCTTCTTTTCTTATTTTTTGTAATACTACCTTATAAGGATTTTTTACTTCTTTATATTTTTTAGATAAAGGACTAAAAATTCGGACTTTTGGGTAAGCACACAACTGTTCAAAATCGCTATCCGCACTTAAAATAATAGATGTAGTATCTTGATACTTCTTACAACCGTAAGCTATAATATCATCTGCTTCCATTTTATCTACAACAATTGCGTGAAAGGGAGTACAGGCTTCTATTTGCTCTATTAGTAGATTAAAAGATTCGAAAATACTATCCCAATCAATATCATCTTTCTCTCTTTGAGCTCTTCTATTTGCTTTATAGTCCGAGTCAACTTCTTTACGCCAACTACCTTTTGGACTATCTACAGCAATAATAACAGTATCTTCTGGATTTAAACCGACTTTTTTGAGATTAGATATTATAGAAACCAAGCACATATAGGTAGGTGGTATAGCTGGGTTTTTCTTCCAACCATATATAGCTCTAAACATAAAATATCCAAAATCAATCCAGAGTATTTTACTCGCTGTCAAAATTTAATTCCTCAACGATATCATTCTTAACCTTATAACAATAAGCGCAAAATATTTTTCCTCTATCTTTTACATAATCATCATCAGTTGTAATTAGACATTTACATTCGTAGCAATAGCCTAGTATATTATCCTGATTAGACATTTTTATCTTCCTTAATTATCCCATAGAGTAAAAATAGGTAATTGATTAAATCCTGAATTCTACCTTCGATTGGTTCACTATCTGAATACTCTCCTCTAATATAACTAGTTAGAGCGTCATAGTGTTTGATGAAGTAAACAAACCAAACTTGTTTGGGGGTTAATCCAGATAAAGCAGCACATCTTTTAAAGTTTCCTAGTTTATCCTCTAATCCAGAGTATGCTAAACCCTTACTATCCATAATTTTCATACAAACAGGTAGTAATTCTTTTGTTATTAGTTTTTCAAAATCTTCTATTTTCATATTTCTCCTATCTTCTATCTTTCTGGAACTTCTTCTTTATAATGTTTAAAACAAGTTTTACAAATCTGAGCTTCTATTAAATTATGTTCAAGTACGTGTTCCGTATCAGTATTATATTTTTGTTTTAAATAATCTATTACTATATCAGGTCTTAATAATAATGCTTGAGTAGCACTAATATAATAGTTCTTTTTCATTAGAAAATCGCTAAATTCATCATTTATATTTAAAATACCTATTGTAAACTCTCCTAAATTTGTTCTAAGCCCTAGCCTGTAAATAGGATAGGTGTTTATATTAATTTTTTGACAAAAGTCACAAAATCCTACGTCATTTAAAGTTTTCATCTTAAACTCCTTTCTCTTTTCTCAGTTAGTATATAACGAAAAAACTAAATTTGTAAAGAATTATTTGAAAATTCTTTTATTGAGTAATTTTTTATAACTGGTTCCACTGTAATCACTTCTGTATTAGGGCAGTTTTTAGCTATTCCTTTAGCTATTTTAGGGTCATCTTCATAATATTTATTTACTTCTAGAGTTTTAATCATTTTAGACTTATATATTATCATATTCTCTCTTTTTCGAGCTAATGTCATAAAGTAGACGGCAAACGGATTAAAACCCTTCTCCTGTAGCCACTGCAGGGTTATCAGGCGACTTTTAAGGGGTCTACTAGTAATTATATAGTATTGACTCTCCGTTGGTCTACGGATAACCTCAGCGGTTTTTATATGGTATTCTCTTATCTTCCTAAAAACCTTTCTTTCCGTTCCAGTACACTTAAAAAACGATTTATCTATACCACATCTCTCACAAATAGTGCCATCTAAGTCATATCCTACCATCTGAAATATCTCCTGTCGTTAAATAGTTAAAAATTGCTTTTAATGCTCGTAATAGCTTTAAAGCCTTACCTTTATTAAGTTCAACGTCTCTAATAATTACTTCTTGTTGAAATTTACAATTTTTGTTATGTACTCCTATATAAAAGGTTAGTTTTTCCATTTTATTACCATCCTTTTAATTTTCTCCAAGTATTATCTTCCCAATTTATTGTAGATATTATTTCTTGTAGCCATTTTTCCCAATCATCACAACATTTATTATATATTCTTATCTCATCATCTATTCCAGTACCTTCATAACCTTTTATACTTTTTTTCTGTGGTCTTTTCATTTTATTCTCCCTTTACTTCTTTAGTTTACTTTAACCATTTATCCCCAATCCCTATTGGTCGTTCAGGAACTAAGAAGTCCTTTGCTATACTATAATCTACGGAAGGATTCTTCATTTTTGAAGTACTTTCTGGTAAGAATAGAAAGTTTTGTCCGTTATCTTTTACTAAGTTCCAATCCTTCTTAGGTAAATATGCGTAAATATAATTTCCGTCTTCGTCTTTCAAATAGTTGCCTGAGTTGTGGACTGGGAAGATATAGTCGAGATGTGAGAAAAACCCGTCTGGTTTGTCTCCAATATATCCATTCCACAACCCACCTACTAGCCAATCTTGTCCTGTCATCTCATAATCGTGGTCACTAGTATTACAATTACATAATCCTTCCATTAAATTATTAATACCACCCTCATTGGTTCTTATTCTTTCTGGTAAATTAATACCTCTGTGTCCAATCTTATTCCATTTCAATAGCTGTGGAGTTTGATTATTCTCTCTAATCTTTCTCATAATAGGAATAGCAGTAAAGTCTGTTACTCCTTTCTTAAATGAGTCTCCCAAAATATCGTAGTTCATTTTTCCATGATGTGGATTTAACTCAAACCATTTGCTCTTCATACCTACTATTACGAAATTTGGGTCTTTTTTAGTAGCATATTCTTGTGCTTCTATTAAAAATCTTTTTCTTGATTCGTAAGTAGTATGATAACCACCAAAGAAAGGTACAATATCTTTCTTGTTTTCTTTTATATAGTTTTGCCAAAAAGAACTTTGAAACATTTTTCCTTGCATGTAGAAATCTCTTATATGAGCAGATACTACTCCTGCGTCTATCATCTTACCAACGTATGTCTCACTATCAATATTAGTAACACCAGGCATGAAAGGAGAAATATATACAATAGTCTTAATATGGTCATATTTACCTAGTTCCTTTACTGTAGCCAGTCTTTCACTAGGAAGTGGAGACAATGGCTCGTAGAGTTTTCCTAATTTATCATCTACTGTAGTTAGAGTTAGACAAATAATTATAGGTGCCTTGTGTTCAATTAGAAGTCTTTTGTACTCGTCGTTTCTACAAATTAGATTTAGCTTAGTGTTAACGAAGATAGGCATTTCATATTCTGACATTAACTTAAAGTAGTTATAGGTGACACGTAGGTCTAAGTCAGCCTCTTGAAAAGTCTCTCCAGTTGTACCTAGTTCGATAAAGTATTTATTTCGAACAGCCCAATTCATAAACGGAGTTTTCTCGTCTTTCTTTTGATATGCTCTATCAAAGAAAGTTCCTAGTTGTTTAAGATTAAGTAGTCTTGCTACGTTTAGATTTTGTTTTATCCCTACTCTACCTAATGTAGCAGCTCGCAATTCGTTAGCATAACAATATCTACAAAAGTTTCTACAAGATTGGTACGTATCACATTTTAATGGAAGTCCGTTTGAAAACATCTTTATACCTGGTGCCCAAGTAGTTCCAAACCTCTCCTTAAAATACTTATATGTATTTGCCATATCTTGACAATCCATGTTTAAATCATCCACGACACTCCTCCTCATATAACCCTTGCCCATCAATCTGATTCCAACAGGCAAAAGGGTCATCTTTTTTCATTGGGTCATTCCAAGGTTCAAAAACATCATCACGCCTACAAGTTTCATTCCACGGTTTGTCTAAATCTCTGTTTCTTGGGTCAGGCATTTTTATTCCTCCTCTGGTTGATGCTCACAAGTATCACATCCATTTGCTCCGTTGCATTGTGGGTATGGTGCCGTTGAACAGGGATATTGTGCAGAGCTAAATAATTCTTTTTTTGCTTCTTTAAAATTATGAATCCCAACAACATCACAATGAAATGATGCGTGGAGTGATACTAGCTTTCTTTCTATCTTTACAAAATCCTCATTATCCCTAAATTCATGGTATTTGTCTTTTATATCTCCTCTTGATGTAAAAAGCTCATCTATAAGTATGGCTAAGTATGTACCTGTTGTTTGCATGTTCTCACTCCTTTATTGTAATTTTATCCTTAGTTCAATAGTTTTAAATTTTCTTTCTAGTGATTCTTTCTCAAGAGGATTAAGAATATCTTCATAATTTATACTCATTTCTGCTGCTATTAACTCTTGACAATGATTTATTTCTTTAATTAAATTTTTTAGTTCTTTTACTAAATAATGTTTTTGTTCTGATTTAGACATTAGTTTCATTTTTATCCTCCAAATCAAATATCTTCCATAATTCTAATATATAATCTAAAGTAAGTTCACCTGCTGTATATAAAAGAGAGAATAAACAGCAAATAGGTAAAATAAATAGTGCTAGAATTGTTCCAATAACTCCTAATCCACATTGTCCTAAATATTTTAATATTCTCATTTTAACACCGCCTTTTTCTCTTTAAATTTACTAGCTACCCAGTCTCCACAATGAGCACATTTATATAACCAATCTATTCCGTTATCAACTTTAATTACTTCTAAGTCTTTTTTACAAACCATACATTTTCCATAACATTTTTCTGTTTTCATTTTAATACAACCTTTCCTGCTTCGATCTTACAATGTTTTGGAGCTTCTGATAACATTATCATTTGTTTAAATTTATCAATAGATTTAACATTACCTGAATCTTTTTCATCTTTCATGCCTCTTTCTTTTCGTGCTACTACTTTAATCTTATCAGAGCCATGATATTTAGTTTTTCTTTCTACTTTAGCTTTGTCTAGATTCATAGCCTTTAGACTATCAGAAGTTTCTGTTTCTGCTAACTTCTCTATAAGGTCGGTTGCGTGATAAACGTCATGTTTACCTCTTATAGTAGAAGCAAATATGAGCCCTGCGACTTCTTCCGAAGTAGCCTCAATGACTTTACACTGGACTTCTCTTAAACCTATTTCTATTGAAGCCTTATAACGCCACTCTCCATCAATGATTTCATAATATTTAAAGATTTTTGTTGAACCTTCGCCTCCAGGAAATTCATCTTCTTCATGAACTATCCTTACAATGATAGGATTAAGTTGTCCGAATTTTTTCAATGATAATTTAAGTTTTTCAAATGTAGGAGGAGGCATCTTATTTGGATTGATTTTATTTGGTTTAATATCATCAATAGGTATGTTTAGAATTTGGTCTGTAAACAGTTTCATTTATACTCCTAGTTTTATTTGACAATCTTTTAATTCTTTTTCTTTTTTGAGCTTATCTATTTGAGTTTTGTATTTTTTTCTTAATAGTTTTAGTTCATCCATAACCCATTCCCTATCTTTATAGGTTAAACAATCCGTCATATGAGCAAGAGTTGCGTCTACAATTTTAGAATTTAACTTCCAATATTGTTTATGTCTTAAGATTATACTTTTCATATAGTCAGTTGCCCTTCTAATCTTGTCGTATTTCGAACATCTTTTTTTAATCTTGTCCATATCTTCTTTTGAAAATCTATTCATTTCTAATTCTCCTTGAATATATCCTGAACATATCCCTATGAATATAACTTCCAGTTATGTAATAATGTTAATATATTTTCTTTACCTATTGGATTCATAGAATGACATCCAAACTCTTTTATCTTATGATTATTTTCCACTAACCATTTAGCACAATCATACCCTGTCTTTTCTACAAATCCTTCTTCTAAGATGTGTTTTTTAATATCTTGAAAAAGCTCAGCATAATGTTCTATACCAAGGTCATGATCGAAACTAATAAAGTCTGGAACTCTATTTTTTGTAATATACTCTATGAATTCTTTATAGTTTCTTACGACATCCCACGTTTCATCTGGAGGGACTCTTATATCATCTAAGAATAATTTTTTCATTATAATTCCTTTATCTTTTTAATTAATATATCTAATAAAGTATTATTCATTGTAAACTTTCGTTTACAATAGATTATATTTCTTATATTTCCTTTATGTTCCCAAGGCATTATTTTTTTTTCACGTTACAACATCCCCAGTTTCTTTATAATAATAGAGTGATATTGGGCTATTAATCATGTCATATTGTTCGTCCATTACACTACAATTAATGTAAGTAATATTATGAACTTCGGTTGGTGAAACTCTAAAACTTTCTCTTATAATTCCATATTGCTCATGAATATGTCCAAATACATGAAGCTTTGGTTTAACTTCTTTAATTCGTTGAGCTAAGAAAGGACAGCCTACGTGTCTATTTCCTATCCAAACGTGGTCTAATATACCCATTGGTGGCCCATGAGTAATTAATATATCAGTATCTAATGGTATCTTTTCCCATTCTTCTTTTAACATATCAGTAGGAAGCATAAAAAACCAATTATTAAAGATAGGAGTAAAGGGTGCTCCCCAAAACTTTACTCCATTTATTTCTATTCCTGAACTTTCTAGGTAAGTAGCGTTGGTTAATATATCAATTGTTTTTTGTTTAGGGTTTTTGTCTATAAAACCATCGTGATTACCAGCTATTACTATTTTATGTTTACATGGAATAGTACCTAGCCATTTATTAAAGTCTTTTAGTTCAGAATTAAACTCATAAGAGTCAATATCTCCTGCGTGAATTAAAACTTCTGCTTCTGGTATTTTTAGATTAGCAAACATTCTATGGGTATCACTAATGCATACTATCTTCATCAGTTTCATCCTTTTCAAAATAAATTTCTTTATAATCTTTATAGTATAATTCTTTATGTCCTTTTTCTTTACATTTAGGACAAACTACCTTTAAAAATTGTTTTGCTTGTTTATCCCTAGCGGCATCCCCAGCGGCATACCAAGCGGCAGCCCTAGCGGCATCCCTAGCGGCATCCCTAGCGGCATACCCAGCGGCAGACCTAGCGGCATACCCAGCGGCATCCCCAGCGGCAGCACTAGCGGCATACCCAGCGGCAGACCTAGCGGCATACCCAGCGGCATCCCCAGCGGCAGCACTAGCGGCATACCCAGC